AATATTTCCGGATCAGCAAAGCGAACAGCACCTTCACCGTACACAATCAGATTTAGTCGGTTAAATATTTTCCTGAGAGAATCCACAGAGTCCTGATAGTACTTGGAGTGTACTGTTATCTTACCTTCCAAAACAGGTATTGGGTCCTCACCTGCAAGCCCCTCGGCTGATAAACCTTCGTAGGTTCCGTCGGCCAATTTTGCAAGCATATCAAGGGCGTCGGCGGTGTAATATTCCTCCTCAAAACCCACTGCACGAATGTGCTTCAGCACATGCTCAGTACCCTGTGATTGCTGTGCCTCAATGATGTCCGAAAGGAGCTTCATAGGCTTCAGCAACGGGCAATTCTCGATCAGGAAGTCTGTTATATTCTCAGCACACTGTCCGATCCTCAGACCTTCTGTCGTCAACATCGGGAAGTTCCGGAAGGTTATGTATTTATTGTTAGCCGGATACTCTATAATTTCAAGCCCTCCACCATTCGGCAACTTTATCTGACTTAAGTTTGTTCCATCGGCATACACTTCCCGAATGTTGATAATTGCGCTTAAATCAAGAGTTCCCTGTAATGTGGCTATCTTGGATAAAAGAACCTTTTGCATACTACCACAATCAGCAAGGGTAAGTCCTGTAATAGAGATTATTACACTCTCTGTCTTACTGCCAAGTATAAGCTCAGTCAAGCGCTTTCCACGTACCACCATGGTACCGGAAACATTCTTTTTATGCCAATCTCCGATACTCAATAACCAGCTTGCCGCCTGAATCGCATTCTGTTGGTCGGCACTACCGCCAAGGTCAATAGTAATGCGACAAACCTCACCAGCCTTGGTACGCTTTCCTGCAACAATAGACGTACCGTTTGCAATAGCCGGATACATTTCAAAAGCCGGAGTGATATCATAATCTATCAGATCACCGGCAGCACGCACGATGATGGTATCAGTGCCATTGGCAGAGAACAAACCATAATTATACTTACTCATTATGTACATGATACGCTTCTTCATCCATGCTGTCTCTGCGGAATAGAAATCACCGTGGCTCTGTGTTATAGGGTCGGTATCATTACTATAAGAATCATTATCATAGGCTATCTTGGCTATTTCATAACGTTTAGCATCAGCATTAACCAATGTAGCCGGGAAGTAGTCTTTTATGCCAAGGAAATACTTCTTATAGAAAGCATAAACCTTATCGTAGGGCGTGCCGGAAGATTGACTGCATAAACTTTCCATTGCAGTGAACATCTTACGCATTCCGGCAGTAATTTCAGCACTGAAAGCCTGCTCCAGCAGATTCCAGAAGACTGATGTTTCACCATTCCATATCGGCTGGCCATTATCATAAGAATCATGCATCTCACACCAATAGGGTTTGCGATCCTGTCCCTGGTTATCAATTGGGAAAATGGTATCAGCATCATCCAATCTCCATCTCCATTTACTCCCCGTCGAACAAAAGCTATACGGATATGTATTCTTCGCACGCTGGTCGGTTCCTGCTGTGAACTCTACAAAATTATGATGGAATACAGCATCATTGATATCGAAATAATTCGGTACAGTCGCCCGGAACAATTGCCCGCGGGCGGAGATGAATTGCTCATTTAATTGGTCTGTGGTGAATACAGACAAATCCGATGTAAGATAGGCGGCCAATTGTATTTTCAAGTTGATCTGTCCATTTCCTATATCAGAAGGAATGAACTTACCTTCTGTTGCCTCATAGTAATAAAGATTATAGAGGTTAGCATCACCAGACTTAGCAATCCAATACTCATAACCTGTGCTACGATATTCGACTATGGAGGCGTTCAACTCAGCTAATGTTCCATTGAATGGCCGAATACGATTATTGCAGACATATACAGCATTATAGGTATCTATCCATTTTTGTGCAGACAACGGTTCCGTTTCATCAGCATTCAATTCTCCGGCATCAAAGTCCCAACAATTGGTATTATTATACTGGAATGCTTCTTCATCCGGATTATACGCCCAATACGATTTCTGCGTATTCCAAGGTACGCGAAACAGAGCCCCCAGCGGAGCATTATCCGAACCTTCCACAGACAATAATTCCGGAAACGCTTCTGTGTCATAACCGAAACAAAGATCATCTCCTTTGTCCGGACCGAACGTAAATTCTCCCATACAGGTATATACGTCCTGACCTTCTTCATTGACGGATTTTGAGAAACCTATAAACGGTTCCTGATAGACAGCAACGCGTATCTGCGGATCGGTAATCATCGCCTCGTTCTTCATGCCTATCTCTTTGTAGAGATCATTATAAGCGGCTACACTTCCGGCTTTATGGTCTTGCATGGAAGAAGCCCAGTTTTTCTTGGCTGTCAGCCGTCCTGACTTGGGAACACCGTCGAACATCAATACTTTGTTCTTATCAGTAGTACCATCTGCATACGTGGCAATAGAATTTATCTTATTGCCCTCAGCATCTTTCAACCCCTTCATCTTAAAACGAACGTTCCACTCCAGGTATTTCTTGGAGGATGTTCCCTGACCTTCCACCAACAGGTTGGTAAGCGTAAAGTTACGTTCCGGCTTATCTTTGAAGAATACTTCCAGATTACCGGCTACTCCTGAAGGGTTATTCAAGTTAGGGAAAGGCTTGTCAACCACGAATACATTATACAACATCTTCGTGGCGTTGAAATCAATATTCACTCCTTCACCATCCAGCACCTGGTTGATGCTTTTCTCGGTCTGCTTTTCATCAGTAGTAACAAGCTGGTTGATATAGTTCTTTTGCACAGCTTCCGAAGTCAGAGCCGAATCATATACGCGCAACCCATAAAGATAGAGGTTTGCATAATCATTGCCCAACGTTATCTTTCCGGTGTTTTTGAAGTAGTCATTACTTTCGTAGGCATACTGGCGGTTCTTCTTCCCATTGATGTAGATTGCAACGATATTGAATCCTGCATTCCCATAGGCATCAGGCATGATAACCACTGTAAGCCGGATGCGTACACCATTGTCGGTAGGAACATCTTGTGTACTACTATCATGCCGCGATTGAGAGAAAAAAGAAATGTTTTCTCCGGATACTTTCAAACCAACATTACCTTCAGCAATAGTAATGATATTCTTACTGGCATCCGAAGCATTCTCCACTTTGAAATCAATCTCAATAGTTTTTCCTCTGCGGGCCGGTTCCGTGGCAAAAGGTTGATAATCTACCACGGCTGAGCTGCGAGCGAATACCTTCAATGCTCTAACACCATCATCATCTGTCACCCAGCCATCATTACCCCAGTTGAAATTGTTCCAGATTACAGGGATGAGCATCTTATTTACTTCATTAACCACACTGAGGCTATTAGACTGTGAATTGCTACGGGTACGGGGATTGATATAGAGTGCTGCGCCTGCCGTGGCTGAATATCCGAGAGAATTGTTCACATTAAGAGTAACCGGTTCAATCAGATTGTTATTGTCACTTGTCACGAATACCATTACATCAAAATTGGCATCATCATCCGTATCCACTTCCATCGGATAAGTGAGGGTATTCTTTGCATTTGTCACGATAGAATCATTCTCTGAACCGTATACCTCTATGCTATCTTTCTTGATGGAAAAAACAGCATCGGTTGTTGCTGCAGAACCATCATAGATTGCATAGTCGAAAACTACATTATCCTGCCAATTAGTAAGTTGTTCGGCCACATTGTTCACACACATCAATTTTATGGTTTCGCCGGAAGAGATACACATGATATTCACAGATACCGATTTAGTCTGTATCGTATTATCAGAGTTTGACAGGTAGAAACTCACATTATATACACCGGTAGTTCCCGGATGCGGAAGCGTATAAATATATGGCGTATCGAGATACACCGCTGTTCCGAGATTCTGGCTGTAGCTCTGATTATAATCATCACCCGTAACGGTCACATGCAACATCTTGCTGATATTACCATTAACAATCATCGGAATAGCAATATCACCAGAAAAAGCCGTCCACCAGGCAAAGTTCGGAGCGCTGACACCCAAAGAAGTTAGCTGCACTGTATAAGTTACAGGCGCCGTGGTCTGATCGGTGTTTTCTCCCTTAATGGTAATCTTTACATTATTACTTCCACTTGTCAACCACTCTGCAATATCCTGCTTGATGGATACATTAGAAGAAACTTCCATTTGCTTGACTACTGTAAAGTCTACAAACTTCGAGTTTTTCATCATAATGGTACAGAGTCCGAGTTCTCCGGTAGGTTTATAAGGTTCGCTCAGATCATCCCGATACTGGGAGACGAAGGTAAAATCAAGGATACACTTTTCTCCATATTGAGAGGCGAATCCAAGAGAAGGCATATTATTGCGTATATAGACACTATACATAGTTCCGGCACCGCCAGCAAGCTCGCGCACTATCTGCTCAAGTGTTGCACCAGCAGCTCCATCATAAGCTGTGCCCGCTGTATCACCGATAATAAGCGAACCACCCACCAGCTCATTAATTTTATCTACTAATTCATTCAGCTCTTCGGCTTTCAGAACATTACCCTTTACAAATTTCTTATTTAAGTTTTCCATAATCAACCTAATATATCATTATCCAACCTACCGGAATCCAGAATGAAATCCGTACTTATTTCTACCTTGCCTCCGGGAGCCGACAGCGCGTGCATGATTAAGTTTGTTTCAAGCATACTTGTATCAGCCATATCACTTTCAATACGACTGATGACAGCGCGAGTGGTGTTACCTTCCTCATCCCTCTTCCGGATGCTCATTACAAACTTGATATAACCCATATTACCCCTCCTTTTTATTCAATTGATTTATTATTTCACGCTTCACCGCAGCTATAAGCCGGGAGTTTTTGACTACAAGTTCCAAAGCTTTGCAATAGCGTTCTGGTACTTCTACTTCATCTCTCGAATAGTAGATTTTCTTTGCCAGGTCTTCAAAACCGATATCCAGAAGGATACTGCCATTGTACATCATTTCATTGCCGACTGTCTCGGCAGCATCAAAAATCTGTTTTCCACCTTCGAAAGAGGTCTGTGCCTCGATCTGCCTAAAATTGATTTTCATAATTCTCTTTTAAGTTGATTAACAATACACTATTTATGTCCTGGTGCTCTCGCCCAAACTGTCACTAATAACATACCATACACAGCCATCGTGACGATTAACTCCAAGAAACTGTATTACTCCTCCTTTACCAGTTTCTATTGTGGTGGTGGTTTTTAACCCGTAAATATCAACATTCAAGGGATGATACATATTCCCTTTAATCTCGACGACAGGGGAACTTCTCGTTTTTATAGGATTATCATAGACAGTAAGGACTGTACCAATATACTTTTCATCAGTAGGTAAATTGAGAATTAGATAGGTATCTAATTGTTCCCCTTTTGCTTCAAGATTGAAATAGTCAGATACAGTATATTCTCCAGCAGCATTTCGGAAAGCCCCTTCTTTGAAAGTTTGGAATGGAATTTTTAAAAAGCCAGAGAATGTCCCTCCTTTAGCAACCATATATCCATTTTCTATGCTGAATCCTTTGTTATCGGTTATATAACCTTCCAAAGAGATGTTTTTTGCCCCTACTTTAAAAGAAGAACCTTCAAAGTTTATATTATCTGCGCTTATTATCGCGTTACTCTGAAATCCACCTTCAGGAAGCTCAGTTACAAAGAGGTCGATATACGACTTTTTTACATAACCGTTCGTATCAGCCAGCTGTGAAAACATCCCTGTTAAGCCTGCCTCTGTGATAATACCGGACATCTTTGTCATGTCTACATGCCCATCCTTATCATACACAATTTCTTTCCCATACAGTGCCGAAAAGTCTGCTGTGGTTATTAATCCGGATGTATTGATGTTCGTAATATTGCCTGCGCTATTGAAATGAATACCTTCCACAAGTGCAGCAATAGAGCTTTCTGTCACTTGGATGGCGGCAGTATTCTTATCTGCTGCATTCTGCGCTCCTTGTGCGATACCCAATGCTTTCAAGGCATCCTGAGCAGCGTCGTATGCATCACTGATGCCTTGTCTGGCAAGTTCTTTTGCAGCATCTATTCCATCATTAGAATTAGTTACAGCAAGTATAATCTGATCGCTAAGGTTTTCAAGATAGGCCGTTGTAGCAGTAGACGAAGGTTCCCAATGTGAAATGCTAAAAGCTACCCCTGCTTTCTTTGCTGTCTTACAGACAAGGGAGTCATTCTTATACTTAACTGTACCATCAGAATAAGTTGCATTTACCCAGAGATCACCGACATCATATTCTTGTGAATCAGTAGGCTGCTCCACAAAAACCCGTCGCTTACCGTCGGCTGTATCTTGAGCTTTGGCAGCATCTTCCAGAGCCTTCAACGTCAAATGGTCAGTAATTTCATTCCAAACGCCCGCCTCAAAACGATAGCCCTTACCTGTTAAACGGTTATAGAACATATCTTGGTCGTGCATCGTTTTTAGAGCTTCTGTTGTCCACTCTGAAGCCGGTATATTATTTAGTGTCGGAGCGTAATCAAAAAACCAAAGTGTATACTCCCTATCCGTTTGTTCCTTAACAAGGTCTACATCAGTCTTTAGGTCTTCAATAGTTTCGTCGATATCCTTTCCGGTTGCCTGGTTAACAAACTTGGCCGTAATTTCACTCAGCACAGTATTGAAATCAATAAGTGGTTCAGGCATCGTATAAGTCCCGTCGGCTCCAATTCCATTATATATCCGCACATAAGGACCTCCTGCCGTTACGCTGTCCCAGACAATTGCGCCTTGACGACTGGTATCCGTACGGTTGCCCAACTGTACGATATTGTCTCCCACCGCAGGCACATCACTTCCTGATGCGCAATCTTTCTTGGATAAGTCAATGTAGTCATCGCCACAGCCACTCACGTAACGCCAATAAAAAGTTGTTCCGGTTTTTAAGGCAAAAGTCTCACTGATCGCCAAGTCGCCTACCGCAAAAGTATTCCTGACTGTCCTACCCTCAGCATCTGTTGTGCTAAAATAGCATCTGTAACTTCCGCCTATATCCTCCACTTTCTTACAGATGATACCTGCAGCCGTGTTGTATTGTTTTCCACCGATATAGGTTGAACGCTGGACCTGTATCTCTTCGACATTAAGTTTCTTCCTGATATCCACGAAATCAATATCCAGATGATAGTTTCCATCCGCATCTTGGTAGATGCCAAAACCACTACCACCGGCAGCAAAGTTCTTCGATACTATATTCTTTAGCAAAGTGATCTCTTCCAAGGTCGCAGTACCTTTTACGTTGATACCTTCAAGGAAGGTCATCAGCTTTTGAACTGTTTCTGCCACATCCCGGCGCAGATACCGGTCATCATTATCATTTTTGCTACCAATAAGAACCAGTTTAAAATGTTTCTTTCCATCAGCCTCAGAGATGCTGTCATCTTTCTCCAACTTATAAATCGCCCCATCTTCCACCACGGAAACAATCTGCCCGGCATAAGGCACATACGCTACACTATCTGTATTACGTGCATATACAAGAGCGTGATTGTATGTATCCCATATATCTGTAGTATCAATAGGGTAATCATTCACTCTTTTGTATCGACCTGCAAAGCTGTCCCCTTTTATATCCAGTGCCATAACTAATTTGTTTTAAAGGTGAAATTATCCGTCTCAGTACTTGTCGTGGCGGAAGTGAACACATACATGGTATATTCCACGGCGGCTGATCCATTTGCACCCTCCACGCTGATTTTGTGTGGTGTAGCGGCAGAATCCAAGTCCATGAAGTTATATTGATACCTATCCAACGAGACTTCCTTAATGGTTCCGGCAGGAATACAGATGACGAAAGTCTTATAATTGCCAATAGTGAACTTATACGTGCCGGCACCGGCATACAGCCCACTCGCCGATAATGCACGTACCTGGGAAGAAGTCGTAGGAATCGCACTGACCACCCCCGCAAACCACCTCCTGCGCACATTCACGCTAATCGTATTAGTCAACTCCTTTTCCGGCAACGCACCGTCCGCGCTGGCACCATAGACGACCGTAGCCTTATACGTCTCCCTGTCAGTATATATACCTGATAATTGCCGGACAGCCTCCTGCTTTCCTGCATTCTCAGCTGAAAAGTTGAGCTTATTCTCTTTCTTGTCATCATAATAGGCCTCTTTCATGGCACCTTGCCCGTTGCGTGTGGCTGTATAAGTGATATATCCTTTCTGCGTGCCGTATTCCACATCAGTAGAAGTTGATATAACACTCTTCAGGTCGGCACCCAGTGGCTTATACAACATGTTACGCAAAATCTTCTCCCAGGTTTGCCCGGCCAACACCACATCGCCGCTCTTCAGATAACCGACATTGCTCGAATTTACGAGGATATCCTGTTTCAGCTTATCCGACACCTCGGTACCCGATGATGAACCGTCACCACCGGAACTTCCTGAACTGACCGTAGAAACAATATATTGCAGGTTCGCCAAGCTTTGTTCCACCACACGCTTCCAGCCCTTGCCCACCTGATTGGTACATTCGATAGAGGCCATGGATAAATTATCCAGCTTCCGGACCACCTTCGTCATGCGGGTGTCGAAATGCCCGCCCATGGCAGAGAAGTATTTGTCACTCGATAACCGTACGCGTTGCCCCAGCTGTAACGGCACATTGTGAGTATCTATATAGATATAGTCCGTATCACCGCCATACTTGCTGACATCTTCACTGTACTTTTCAAGGAAACTGTTCACGGCGGCTGCATAGTCGAGTTCCGCCTGCACTTCATACGATGGCGGCATACTGAAGTTCCAGGGGATATACTTGTCGCCCAGCTTCGGAACAAGATTGCCGCCCGGTATCTGCACGTCATCCGACGGATATGTATTGATGAGCTCCCATTCCAGCGTCTCAGAATTATAGTTTGCTTCAAACCAGTAGTTCCCGTTCTCCGAGTCCCCATGTCCGGCAAGGTCGGCAGGAGGTTGAAAAGAGATGCGTTTTACCAACCCGGCTATTTCGCTTTGGTTGGGATCAAACTGCATGCCCTCGTCATGGAAGTAATACACCGTAAACTTTTTACCTTCATCATCCGTCTTTTCTTCATGCCGCACGGTGGTCACTGTACCGGTATAGTGAGGAAAGATTTCGGCAAAAGCTGATTCTTCCACATGCTCATACAGTCCGTACCGGGTGTTACGGTCCACATATTTCGACTTGTCCGGCAACTGGAGGCGGGTGTAGCCGTAACGGCTGCGGTCAATGTTCTTTGTCGATCCCAACGGTATCAGCCGGGTGAAGAACTGCACATCATTCTCATTTTCCGACTGCGTCAACGAGGTAAGCCCCTGCATATATCCAAGCTGCACCTGCTCGCCACGTTCGCAACGGCAAAAGTTCATCACATAGCCGTCCGCCCACCATTCCGTTTCAAAGGTTTCGGATATGGATGCCAGCGCATCCCAGCAAGTGGTATTGTTATATTCAATGGTCTGCCCGGGCTTCTCCACTACCTCACCGATGCTCCAGACGTCACGCCCGTAGATACGGTTCATGTTCTCTATCCATTTTTCCAGATGTGCACGTGGGGGGCCGTCAAGGCTGAACTGAGGCTCATACTGCCCGTCCGTCAGGTTCAGATACATCACGCGCTGTGCATCATGTTCCGGGCCATAGAATTTAACGGAATAGGTGTACTCCAGGGTGGACTTCTGTTTTGGCTTATATTCCTTATTGATACTGAACTTTACACCCGATAACAGCACATAGTCGTTCACATCCAGCATCACGAAAGCGGGATGTGTGAAAGAAACGGAAATGGTATTCTCCGCCATCAACTCATTGTTCCAAGTTGATGATGAAGACGTACTCACCGTCAGCTTCAGTTCTGCATTCTGATTATAGATATTCAGTCTCATTTGAATAGCATTTAATTATTATTTAAAGGGTCTATTGCTATATAAGGATTTGGTTCACGGAACTTCATCTTCATCTTTCCGTAAATCTTACCACCTATTTTAAAAGAGGTAACCATTTGATGGTTAGTACAACTCTTAAAGTACATCCGGTAGCTGGTTCCCAGTTCCAGAAGAGAAAAAACCAACCAGCCGCTTTTAATAAAAGTTTGAAAAGCCATGAACTTCCGATACCACTCTTCCTTCGTGTCGGCAAGAAGACCAAACTGCAGTGTAACATCACGAGCTTCATAATGTGGCTCCGGCAAAGTATCAGGCAGACGCTCCCCGTTTTCCTCGCGAAACGCAACAGTTGTATAAGCTTTCATGGCCGGCACCTTCAACAATTCGCCATAATTGGTGTGACTGGCACCATTATCTTCCGCCAGGAAAACATTATACTCCTTATATATGTCTATACCATTAATGGTGATTAATCCTTCCAGTATCTTCATATCATTTCATTTTTACTCCGTCACGTTCCATCTTCTCAATAGCATCCGCAATATCTTCCAAGAATTTACAGAAGGCTGTATTTTCAGCAATAAGGTTGAGTATGCCAATAGCTTCATAGGCATATTGCGAGATATCAGTCATCTTATCATCCATACTGATGACGTGAGTCTGTATTGAAATCCCGATGCCTTCGAGTTTACCGGCAGTCTCCTCAGTAATAGTCGTTACAGCCCCTGCACGTCCTGACTGGCTTTCGGAGGAGCTTTCCCAATTGAAAGCTTCGCTCATATTATCTCTGGCCTGAATCATCGCTTCTACCAATTCCTTATACTTTTCCTGAATGGCTTTCGCTTCATCTTCTGTTATTTCAATGCCACCGGCAGATTTGCCATCCCCAGCAGCCACCCACATATCATACAATGCGTTAATATCTTTCTGGAAGTTTTTTGCAACCATAGAAGCAATGATAGACTTTCTCAAATACTCGCCGAAGTTTTTTGCCATATCCTCGGCAGATGTATCCATATCAGACAACACATCTATGAATTCAGTATAGAAACTATCGTATGATATGCCAGTGATTGCTTCCTGCCATTCTTCTATTATTTCCTTGCCTTTTTCCTCAGCTTCGATGATGGCATCTAAAGCCTTCTGTTGCTCTTCAGGAAGGGCAGCCCAAATTTCTATATAACTTTCTCGTATTTCTTCAAGTTGTTTTCCTGTCAAAGTAGCCAGTCCGCTGGTATCAATACCCGTTAATTTTGACCCTCCACCAGATATATTGAACTTCTCCAATATTTTTTTGTACTCATCCCAATATTTATATGACAAAGCTCCACCACCTTTTTCCTGACCAGCAACTTCGGCTATTTTTCTGTATTGTTCAGTTTGCTTATTAAGGTCTTCCATAGCTTTCCTTGCCGCTTCAATAGCGGCAAAGCCATACCCAAACTTTATACTCTCCTTTTGCTTATCTATAATTTTGTCATAAATATCCGCAACTGCATTCAACTGCTCTATATATTGCCTTCTTTCTTCAGCATCATTACTACTAAATAAACTGGCTATCTTTGTTGCTACTTGAATGGCAGCGCTAATGATGGCAAGAATGACAGACGCACTTTCTACTGCCCTGATAGCAGATGATGCTGTTTGAGATGCAGTTTCAACTCCATTCATTGCCGTCATGGCAAACTCGCCGATATCACCTATCAATCCAATAATTTCTCCTGCCCGGCCACCAATAGCACTTCCAATCTCAGAAATGGATTGGGATAAACCATCTATGACATCAGTCACTTTCTGCTCAGAAACCTGCACCTTGGCATTGGCCTTTACAGACTTATCCTTAGCTTTATTATACTTTTCAAGCGCTTCGGCAGAAGACAGATAGGTTTTATCAATCTTCCCAGTACCCTGATTATAGGAAGTACCGGCGACTACCTGCCCACCCGAATTGACCGTATCAAGATTCTTTTTTGCTTCTGCCAGTTCTTTCTCGGCCTCCGCCAGTTCTTTCTTCCGGTCGGCAAGCGCTTGGAAAGGATTACGATCGTCCAGTTCAGTCATAATATCCTGAATGGTAGTAGTGTATTCCCGTAGTTGGTCAGGTGACAGGACTCCGGCGGCCGTCTGCTTGGCTTTTTCAAACTGAGACAGCAAGGATTTAAGCGTCTCAGATGAAGTTTCTTTCAGATTCTCGAAGGCACGGACATAATCAGGGGATTGTTTCAACTGTTCATAGTCCATACTCATCAGCGACTTGCCTTTGTCCTTGGTTGCTTTCGCCAAAGCAATATTCATAATTTCTACGGTCTCCGTGTCGCCTTTCTTCTCCGCTTCCCGGCGTTTTTCTTGGATATCTGCCAACTTTTCGTTGTACTCCATCTCAATGGCAAGGCGTTTTTCCTCATAGGTGCCGTACTCCTTATTATATTCAATGAGGGCCTGTATCTTTTCCGCTTTCAGCTTTTTACTTTTGTCCGCATACTCCTTCTCCAAATTAAAGAAGTCTTTAACGTATTGCTCACCGGCAAGGTCACGTTGCTGCTTTGCCTGCCCTTTTACCGTAGCCACCTGTTCCGGTGTTACGGTCATTCCGTTCTTCTGTGCTGCTTGTAAGGCTTTCAACCGTTCACGCTCTTCCTGATCTATGCGTGCCAGTTCATCATCGAACTGTTTCTGGGCAAGTGCCTTTTTCTTTGCTTCACCTTCTTCCATCAAGGCGAGGGTCATATCGTTTATTTTCTGACGGGCTTTAAGTTCGGCATTGGCAATGTCCTCCGCTTTTTCTTCATTGCCGGATGTTTTTTTCTTTTGATTGGCACGCTCCTCATAATCATAGACAATAGCATCCTGCATGGTCTTGTTATAATTACCCCAGGCACTTTTTGAGTTTTCGCGGGCTGCATCCAGTTGTTCTTTGGTGGCATCCCCTTTTATAAATTTGGCATTAATTTCATCGAAAGAAGCATCAGCCAAGGCCAAAGCCGTTTTGGCAGCTTCTTTGCGAAGCTCTATCAATTCTTTTTTTGATTTCCCGGCAGCTTCTGCAATGCGGGTGTCAAAATCCACATCATCAGATATTTGTTGAAGGGACAGTTTTGTTTTATCTATTTCGTCATTTACTGCTTTTTGTGCTTTTTTAGTCCGGTCACTATATTTGTCCCACAATACTATGAGAGCAGTTATAACAGCTGACAATCCCAGTGTCAATGTTGCCATCAAAGCCTTTGCTGCCACATTAGAAATACCCAACGATACAGCCAACTTCGTATTGGCTGCTGTCAGCATATTCTTGGCCCCTGTCAGCAACACATGCGTAAAGTAACTGTCCTTATTCAACGTATTGGCAACTTGCTGCACGCCCATGGTGATTGCCATCACGGCCTGCAATCTTGTTTGTATCTCTGCCAATTTTTCCTGTTCAACTCCAAAGAGGGAAGCCACGCCGACACCGGCAGTCATGGCACCGGTCAAACCGGAAACGGCATCCATGGTAGCCTTTATATTCTTGTTGTCGTCGCTGAATATCCGTCCTTGCGTGTTGATGTCCCCCATGCGGTCCTGCATCTCTCCAAGCCGCTGCATGGCTTCGGCATATTCCTGTGTCCCTTCTGTCATTCCCGACATCTGTTCTTTCAGGTTACGGATTTCCGTACGGAGCATGATGTGCTTCTGGCTGGTCTGCTCCACTTGCTTCTCCAGTAAGGCAAGTTCTCCCTTTTCTTCGGCAAGCACTTTTTTTGCGGCTGCCAGGTCGGCAGTCAGTTCCATCTTACTCTTGCCGGGAGAGGCTTTCTCCAGTTGCTTCTCCAGTGCCCTGATATCCGCTTCCACCTGTTTCACCGCATTGCTCTGTTCGTTCATGCGCGCCTGAAAGTCAGCCGTTACCTGTTCTACGGTCTGGCCTACTTTAGAGGTGTCCCGGACGATTTCATCCAACCCCTCTTTCGTTTTATTCCGGGTGATTATAGTGAGTTCTACAGGTTCCATTATTTTTCAGATATATGGGTTTGGAAGAAGGCAACCGGGTCTTTGCCTACACCGCTTGCCCGTTTCATTTTATTCATCATTGTCTTGTACTGCCGTTTCTTCTGTTCTTCTACCGAAACATAATGCGGAGCGTCTTTGGCCATAAGCAGCAACATCGGATAAGGTACTTTCCACAATATATAATCTATACTCCAGCCGGTAGCCGTAGCCACTTGCCAGATTAACCCGAACGGGCTATGAGGAGCTTCCGTATACCCCTTTAACTCCCGCTGTTGAAATGGCTCAAATTCGGTTTCATCGGATTCATCGTTTCCACCAAGCTGATAATAGTCTGAAAAGACTTCGGGTCAATCATAGTTACCAGCTGATACATCGCTTCCTGCAAAAACAAGGGGTGTACATACCAGCGAAGCCACCACGCAACGAAACGATTCAGCAACCTGCCAAGCAGCGGACCTCTGACCAAGGCATGTGCCACTATGCGGCTGATTGTTTTTCCATGTTCCGCCATCAGCTTCATGCTCTGTTCGCAGGTATATTCCTTCATTTCCTCATGAGAAACACCCATGCGTAAATATAGATTGCTGATCCGGATCATTCCGCCCAGTCCAGGTGTCCGCATAATCAAGCTGTGAGGTTTCCGTTTGCGATACAGGAACCTGAATGGGCGGACGGGAATCGCCACGCCCATGTCAAGCATCAAAGCGGAAGCCTTCAATTGTTCCGTCTGTTCCATAGTTACCCTTCAACTGTCTGCGGTGGAATGATGCGGTAACGCGCTTTGCCTTCTTCCAAGGGCTTCAGGCATTTCACCGTGCAGTCATAGCTCAGTACTCCACTCATGTTGATAGAATCGGCGAGTTCTCCGCTCATCTTGGCGCGGGCTATCTCAATCTTGTGACCGCTGACGCATTCCACTTCGAACGGACCTTCCAGGTCCTTGAAGTCGGTAGGCGGCTCGTAGGCACCATCTTTTGTAGCGACTGTGCCGCCAAACATATCCTTGCATATCTCCGGGGTCAACTGGATAAGCTTGAAGCCGAAAGCGGTGGTACCGGGATTACTGGTTATCTCATCTACCGGGCCATCCTGAACCTGCGCGGCATAAATGGGGGTAGTCTGCTTTGCCTCGCCTTTCGGAGATAAACCGTCTTGACTGATCCAGCCGATTTTCTTGTTGTTGAACTTTAGTTCACCTACACCGTAAACCAGTCCGTTATTCTCTTTTACTGCCATAATGTTTTGATTTATGATTTATAATTTAGATTTATTCAGGCGCTGTTTAAAGAGCCTGTAAATAAGGATTAAAAGGACTATGACGGCTGCCGTTTGTCCTGTTCGTATCCAAAACCATTGCCAGCCTGTAGGACTGCACGGAGGCGGTTCTTCAATTTCTTCGATGGTTTCGTTGCGGATGCGCGTCAGTTCTTCTTTCAACAGTATGACTTGCCGTGCAAGGCTGTCACAGGTCGAGGTTATTATCAATGTATCTCCCTTTCCGCGCACCACGCTTGCAGTGGCCTGCCCGCTGCGGGTACTATACCCCGCGCCTTCCGGCAATGCAGCCAGTTGGTTCATCGGCAACTTCGTCCTCGCTTCGCTGGCCGGAACGGGCAGGAGGGTCAGAACGGATTGTCTTACGCTTTGCAGGCTGTCGCTTAGATAGCGGGTGGCTGTCATCCTGCCCGGACTTCTGCAACTCGTTACGGATAGGGCAATTATCCCAATGACGGCAGGAAGTAGCTTTCGCAACAGTACGATCCAGACGTGCGATGGCCCTGTAGAGTTTTCTGTTTTCATCTTGAATTTTTATAAGTTCGTCGCGGAGCATGTTGATGTTGTCCAGATAGGCGGCATCAATATCGCTTCCCTGACGGGCTTTGGACAGTCGGCGGTTAAGGAACCACCCGAAGGTCGCTCCCAAGGCCGTTCCCAGTCCTGCGGGAAAGATATAGCCAAGTATCTGCATCAAAGAGTCCATTTATTTACGATTTTATGATTTACAATTGAATTTACTCAGAGTAAGTTCCAGCCTGCCTGCACGTCCGCCATCACCGCCGGTACACCGTTCTCCACCTGTGAGATCGCGGCCGCGAAAGCGCACATTGTTCCTTTATCCCTCACATCGGGCACATGACTGGCAGGCACCTGCATCTCACGGCACACCCGGCTGATATACCCCGATGTGTTGTTTTCCACCGGAGGAGCCCAACGGTTGATAAAGTCCGATATCGTACGACAGCCGTTCACTCTGCGATAGTTCTGCAACAGCTTAATCAAAGCCCGATAACCGTAGGCCATGCTGCGGAACTGGCAGAAAGCTTTATCCTGCGAAGGACGAACCTCCCCCTGCCACAAAGTGCGTGACAGGCGGATGTTGCCCGGATTATTGTTCTTCAGTCCCCGTGCTGCCATCTTCTTGCTTTGTTTCAGGATTATCAGCCGGCGGGGCTCCCGTCTCTTCCTTCACCTCGGCAAGCCCGCGGCTTACCAGATCGTCCGCACGTTCTTTATCCACTTGCAGTTCCGTGCCCGGAGCATACTGTGTCTTATGGTCGAACTTGTCCTGAAATGCCATCAGGACAACGACCGTTACAAGTAATTTCTTTGCCATAGCTATGCCTCCTTATCCTTCTACTACAGGTTTGAATGCTCCGTCAACTCTCCAGTCCAGTGCAATGAATTCTTTACCGAAGCCGATCTGCGTGTCCGCCTTCATCAGCATCTTGAAGAAATAGAGTTCGCTGGCGTTCGCCCATTTATCAATCTGGATCACATTTTCATCATCTTGAAGGTTGACGGCCGCAAAGAGGTTACCGTTCAGACCACTGTCACAGATAGTGGCTACCACCAGACCTTGTGGCCATTGGGTCAACACTTCGAAAGAAATTCCTTTGTAACGTTCCTGGTTGATATCCGTAGGCGCTGTGCCCTTGTTGGCGAGCTGCGTCAGTTCGTCGTCGTAAGTGTCGAAGTCTTCCACGCTCATCAGAATGCGCAGGTTCGGATTATTGCGCATAGTCACCGGAATCGCGGTGCGCAATTCTTTCAGACGTTGCAGCATGGTAGTTCCTACGGTCTTCACTTTCACTACATCCGCATCCTTGGCAGCCTGTGTCAAGATACCGTCCAGCAACAGGGAGTCGTCCGAACCGTCTTCATACTTGCCGTTGATATACTGGTAGCCAAGTTCGTGGCCCACCTGTTTCAAGAGTTCATTCAACAGAAGGCTCTGGATATTGGGAGGCAACTGGCGGAACACAAGGTCTCCCGTCGGCTGATACTGCCGCCAGATATGTTCGAAAGCACGAGGGTTGAAGAGCGTGAACGCCATCATGTCTTTAGGCGTCAACTTCTTTTCACTGTAGGTGAAGTCACCCTTGCTGTCTGCCTTTTGCGGGTCTTCCTTACGCTTTTGGAGCATCTTGTTCGATTTCACACGAGGGATGCTGATGGAGCTGTTCACTCCGGGAATCACCATGATGAGCCCCTTGCTGACCAATTCATTGCCGGTAGCGGCGAGGGTCAACACATGTTCGAGTACTTCGCCACCATAGTTGGTGGTATTCAATCCTTGAATTGCCATTGTCTTTTAATTCTTTAATTATTAATTATTCATTCGCGCCGTGCGCATCACATCTTCACTTTCTGTTTTCCACGCAATTGCGGAGCACTGCCCGCACTGCGTACGCTGCTACCTACGTTCTTTCCGAAATAGGAAGAGCCGCCTAATTTGGCGTTCTTGGGATTCTTGACCGGGATCATAGTTAATTACTAATTACAGATTACTAATCACGGGTGGCGGTTCGTTCGCGAATTTCCCGTTGTTTCTTCTCCCAGGGGCTTTCGGCTATGTTCTGCGGTTGCCCGTTCTCCAGCTTGTCCTTCAGCAGCTTCTTCGGTTTCAATGCTTTCAGGGCACTCATACCATTCTTGAAGTCGGCTTTCAGAATGTTCTTATAGGTATCTTTCTGATCGGCACCGATGCGTCCGTCGGTTACGGCTTCCGTCACGGTGGTCTCAATGCGTTCTTCTTCCTGCTGTTGCAGTTGTTCTTTCAGTTCGCCGTTTTCCTTTTCCAGTTCGTCGGCCTTGTCCGCCTTCTGGGCTGTTTCGCCAAGTATGGCCATCACTGCCGCTTCGTCGGCACAGTTGGCAAAGCGGGGAATCTTTCTAACATCTTCCAGTTTCATTTTATCAGGGTTTTGTGGCTGTTGCTCCAGCTCCAGCCGATTAGTAAATATGCGGTAAATATCCTCCGTGGAACTTTCATCGGGAATGGGCTCCACATCATAGATGGCGTCGATCAGACCCAGCCCGAGGGCTTCGTCGGCTTTCAGCCAATGATCCGTTCCGTCGAAGTAAGTGCTTTTCACCTCTTCCTTATCCTTCCCACTGCGCGTGCCGATAATCTCGGCAATGGTATCTTCCAGACTTTCAATGGTGGATATCATATCCTGCAAGTCTTTTTTGTTGCCAAAACAGCCACCGGATACATTGTGCAGCATCATCCGCGCATAACGGCTCATCTCTACCCGCTTCCCGCAAAGGGCAATGACACCGGCGATACTGCCGGCAATACCATCAATATAGATCGTGACATTGCTCTTGCACTGACGGATAGCGTTGAAGATGGCGATGCCGGGGTAGACATCACCGCCAACGGAGTTGATCCGGATATTCAGGTTCTCATAGTTGCCGTCCAGGTACATCAGTTCGTTCACAACGTCCCGGCTGGCAATCTTGCCGTTACCGCCTTCGTTGCTGATCTCTCCGTAAAGCAGCAGACTGGCGGTCTTTTCATTCAGTATATTTTTAATTGTCATACGTTGTTCGGATTATTTGCCACAAAACTACCCCGTAGGACACAACCGCACAAAAAACTATGTAACGCTTTCCCGCAACTGCGTAGACGCTGTGGCATTGTCTGCACCCGCTCCGCGCTTTTTTCCCATTCCCGGTTGCTGTAATGAACTTTGCGTAAATTATAAAAGATTATTGTATGGCCGAATTGACTTCAAAACAGAAAAAGGACTATGCCCGTACACTCTACTTGAAGGACAACCTGACGCAACAAGAAGTTGCGGACAAGGTGGGCGTGTCACGCCAGACCATTATCCGGTGGATGGCGGCAGAGGAATGGGAAAAGATGAAGGTGGGGCTCACACTGGGGCGCGAACAACAGATAGCGAATCTGCACCGGCAGGTGATGGAACTGAACAACCTTATCCTCTCCCGTCCGGAAGGCGAACGCTTCGCCACTTGTGCCGAGGCCGACACGCTGGGTAAACTGGCAGCCGCCATCAAGAAGATGGAAACGGATGTGGGCATCACCGACCTGGTGAACGTGGGCATGCGCTTCATTGAATGGATTCGCCCCATCGACCTGGACAAGGCAAAGGAAGTGACCACTCTGTGGGACAAGTTCATTAAAGACAGCCTATCATGAAACAGGAAGAAAAAAACGCACTTCTCAACTGGGAAGAATATAAAACGGATATCAGCAACTCCACCCCGGTGGACGTGAGTATGAGCCAGGCAGAACGGGAGAAACACCGGCTCTATCTGGAAGCGCATCCTGTGGAATGGATTCAGTTCTTTTTCCCGAAATATGCCAAGTATCCCTTCGCGCCTTTCCATAAGAAGGCTATCAGTCGCATTCTTAATAATGACGAATGGTATGAGGTGTTATCGTGGAGCCGCGAGCTGGCGAAAAGTACGATAGTCATGTTCTGCGTGATGTTCCTCGCCCTGACAAAAAGGAAAAAGAACGTGATGCTGGCAAGTGCCACACAGGATAGCGCCAAGCGACTGCTGGCCCCTTACCGTGCCAACTTCGAGGCCAACGGACGCATCAAGGCATACTATGGCGAACAGGCAAATATCAGTTCCTGGACAGATACCGAGTTCATAGCCAAATGCGGATGTGCCTTCCGTGCCATCGGTGCCGGCAACGCTCCCCGTGGTAGCCGTAATGAAGCCGTACGACCGGATATATTGCTGGTTGATGACTTTGACACCGATGAAGAATGCCGCAACCCGGACATTGTGAACAAGAAATGGGAATGGTACGAACAGGCTTTCTATGCTACCCGTTCCATCAGCGAACCCACCTTGATCGTATGGTGCGGAAACCTCATTGCCCGCGATTGCTGCGTGGCACGAGCCGCAGCTCTTGCCGATCATCATGATGTCGTGAACATTCGTGACAAGGACGGACACAGCACCTGGCCGGAGAAAAATACAGAGCAGCACATTGACACAGTCCTGCGCAAAATCAGTGCCGCCAGCGCACAGAAAGAATACTATAATAATCCTGTCACCGAAGGCGAAGTATTCAAGGACATCACTTACGGCAAAATTCCATCTCTGAAAAAGTTTCAATTTTTAGTCATCTATGGTGACCCCGCACCGGGTGAAAATAAGAGTAAGAACAGCAGTACCAAAAGTTGTATCCTGTTGGGCATGATCGGTTCGAAACTTTACGTTATCAAACCCTTTCTGGATCGCGGGCTGAATGCTGAGTTTATCGACTGGTATGTGCAGTTGCAGGAGTACGTGGGAAGCAAAGTACCGGTGTATTGCTATATGGAAAACAATAAGCTGCAAGACCCCTTCTTTCAGCAGGTATTCAAGCCATTGGTAGGCAAGGTGCGAAGGGAACGGAATATACAGCTGTACATCCAACCTGACGAAGCCCGGAAAACCGACAAAGCCACTCGTATCGAAGCCAATCTGGAACCATTGAACCGTGAAGGCAATCTCATCTTCAACGAAGCGGAAAGGGATAATCCGCACATGAAACGCCTGGAGGATCAATTCAAATTATTTACCCTGCGATTGAAGTTCCCCGCCGACGGCCCCGACTGCGTGGAGGGCGGTTACTGCATCATTAAAAAGAAGATTCAACAATTGGTTCCGGTGACCGTGATCCATCACGATGCTCGCCGCAACCCTAAAAGATTATAGCCATGAGCAAATTCATTACCCCCGAAGATTATGATGCCAGTATTCATCGCGAAATACTGGATTCATTGACCCGCAACGACGATGCAATCATCGAAATCTGCGAAGACCGTGCAATCAAGGACATGCGCGGATACCTCAGTACGCGCTACGATGTGGATGCCATATTCTCAGCAGAAGGCACAGACCGCAACCAGCTTGTCCTGATGATAGCGGTGGATATCGCTATATACCATATTTTCACTACTCACAATCCGCAGAAGATGTCGCAGATACGCAAGGACCGTTACGAGCGGGCAATAGAATGGCTGAAACTGGTAGCAGGCTTCAAGACCAACATAGACGGCGCACCGAAACTCCCGAAAGAAGAACAGAAACAGAACAGTCCCTATCTGATGAGTAGTAACCCTAAACGCACCAATCACTTATGAGCATATTCAGTAAATTCCCCTCATTCAGGAATAAGGCCTCCAAAGGCAAGCAACGTATCACCGAAGGCAGCAATGTAACCCGACCGGGTGCAACCATCATACTGACCCAGCCACAACGCTTCGGCATTGGGCTGGACGACTACATGCAGGGCATTCGGAGCATGGAGAATGTAGACTTCACCCAGCGCGTCAAAATATACGATATCTACAATGAAAGTCTGATGGACCCGCACCTGTTTTCTGTTGTGCAGAAACGAAAGAGCGGCGTGCTTGGCCGCAAGATTGAATTCCGCCGTAACGGCATACCCGATGACAAGGTAAACGAACAGATTTCCTCGCCCTGGTTCCTGCGCTTTCTGGGCGACGCGCTCGATGCTGAATATTGGGGCTTCACTCTCGTGCAGTTCTACATCAACAAGAAAGGCTGGATAGACTACTTTTTAGTTCCCCGCAAACATGTGGACCCGGTACTGCGTATCATCAAGGCTCGCCAGAACGATATCAACGGCGAGAGTTTCGACGAATATCCTGATCTACTGATGATACAGGGCAAAGAACCTCTGGGCATTCTGGCACGAACCGCCCCTTACGTCATCTACAAGCGCGGCACCATAGGTGACTGGGCACAATTCTCCGAACTGTTCGGCATGCCCATACGGAAGTATACTTACGACGCTGCCGATCCGGATGCGCTGGCTGCCGCAATGGAGGCCGCCAAAAGCCAGGGAGGCGCTTCCACATACTTCCAGCCTGAAGGTGCCAACCTGGAGTTCGTGGAGACAGGAAACACCACCGGCAGCAGTGAACTATACAGCAGCTTCGTAGACCGCTGTAATGCAGAAATGAGCAAAGCCGTGCTTGGCAATACCCTGACTACCGAGGCCAGCGAAACAGGTACACAAGCTCTGGGAACCGTGCACAACAAAGTGGAACAGGCGCTCATCGAACAGGATGCCCTCGCCATCCTCAACCTGCTGAACTACGACATGACCGACCAGTTCGCCGCCCTGGGGATAAACACCACGGGCGGGGAGTTCGTCTACATAGAAGAAGTAGACCAGGAACAAGTAAAGACGCGTGCCGAGCTGCTTGAAAAGGCCGTCAAAGTCTTCAACCTTCCCATGGACGACGACTACCTGTACGGGCAACTCAACGTCGAATGTCCCGACAACTACGAGCAGCTCAAAGCGGAAATGGAGGAAAAGAAGAAAGCGGAAAATCCATTCGCTCAAATAATGCAACCGCTCGACAATAGTAAGAACTCACAGCAACCTCAAAACCGTTCACATTCTTTTTTCGCGGACGCCCCGCACAGCGACGGGGCTTTAGACTGGTAATGAACGAGCTTTACAACAAAGCCGACGACAACGACGTAAGCGGCGCTTTCGTCTTTGATGACAAAGCCCTGCAACGTGCCCTAAAGCATATTTACGAAAAGGATTTTCACCCCATGACGGAAATCGAGGAAAACCTTTTTAACGAAACCTTCCGCGCATTTACGGAAGCTACCAACGACGGTGTCAGCCAATCTTCCGCCGAAGTCCCCACAGAGTTCCGGCAGAGGATAGACCAGGGTAACGCCGTCTTCTCCGCCTTCAAAGTGCACCGCATGCAGAACGACATCGCTGCTCAGATGTACGATTCAAACGGTGTTCTAAAACCGTTTGAACAGTGGAAAAAGGACGTTCACCCGATGCTCGACCATCACGTGGAGCACTGGCTGAAGACGGAATACGACACCGCCGTGATCCGTGCCCGTCAGGCGGCGGACTGGCAACGCTTCGAGCAATACGCCGACATCCTGCCGAATTTGGAATGGATGCCCAGCACCAGTGCCAACCCAGGAGCGGACCACAAGGTTTTCTGGGGAACCATCCTTCCGATAAGCCACCCGTTCTGGAGTGCTCACCGACCCGGCGACCGATGGAACTGCAAGTGCAGTCTGTCCGCCACCGACGAACCGCCCACCGGAGCGCCACGCGAAAGCACTGACCCGAAGAATCAACCGGCACCGGGACTGGACAATAACCCGGGAGTGGATGGACGACTGTTCAGTGACACGCACCCGTATGTAAGTAATGCATACGAAGGGGCGAAGGAAGCTGTGAAGGCATTCCTCAAAGACAAGTTCCCTGATTATGCCAAAGTGAAAATAGAACCGCGCCACAATCAGGACGAAAAGTATTCGGAACGTACCAAAGAACTGAAAAAAGAAGCTGCTGAAAGTATCAAGGGGAAAGAACTTGTGAACAGCAACTTTAAACACAAGGTGTTGATAGGCCAAAAGAACGTGAAAGAATGGCTGAACCAACCTCATGAGCACTATGCACATAAGAATGAAATGATTCTCAACATAGAAGAGGTATTTAAAAAAGCAAAGTACGTAGGTATTGTCTCCAAATACAAAGATATCCCCAAATTGGTGCAATCCCACCTGTTTGAAACAAAGATTTTGGGAGATAAAAGTTGGATCATTGTTCGCGAATACGAGGATGGAAGTTTCAGACTGCACAGTATCACCGACTCAAGTAAAATATTGCAGCACCTTAAAAAAGAAAGGAGCTAAAACAAACCTCGTCGGGACTACAACCCGACACTGGAATATTTTAACTCCTTTCTGTGGCACAAATATACGGATATTTATCTAATAAACAATGGATATACAGGAATTTAACCGCCGTCTCCTGCAAAAGAAGAAGCAACTGGATGACCTTATGCATCGCAAGATGCCGGTATTGGCAGGGAACATCGCCAAACGACACATCGAAGAAGACTTCCGTAAGGGAGGCTTCACACATGGCGGATTCCATAAATGGAAGGAAACAAAACGGCAGAAAGGTGGAGGAAAGGGAGCCAATGCCCAATACGGCCCGCTGCTTTCCGGCAGGAACTATCTTTCCGGAAGCATCGAGTACACGCCGGGGGATGCTCAGGTCACAGTATTTACCCGGGCACCCTATGCAGGAGTACATAATTGGGGTGGTATCCTACGCCCTACCGTTACTCCAAAGATGCGTCGGTTTGCTTGGGCGCAGCATTACCGGGAAGCCGGCACTGATAAGAAGAAAGACACTTTTTGGAAACGCCTGGCACTGACCAAAAAGTCGAAGCTCACCGTTACTATTCCGCAACGCCAGTTCATGCCATCCACCCCCGGTCCGGAACTCGCAAAAAAGGTGAATGATAAACTGAATCAGGAAGTAGAAAAGATTATTAACTCATAAATAATAAAACAAATATGGAACAGCTATTTAACGACCTCCAAAAGCAAATCGCCGAAAAGATGGGCGACACCCTCTCACTGATCGACGAAGACTGCGGACAACTGGAAGTCCTGGCAAACGGTGAAGACCAGTACCCTGTGACTTTCCCCTGTGTTCTGATCAGCATCCCCGAAACCCTTTGGGAAAATCTGAAAGGAAACCTCCAGCATGGCAAGACCACCGTTGCCATCCGTCTGGCTTTCGACTGCTATGATGATACCCACTACGGCAGTACTCAGGAACAGCATACCGCCGAACGCATGCAGCTTGCAGCCCGGCTGAACTCCTTCCTGCACGGCTGGCGGTTCGATGGCTGCGCCACCGTCCTGATCCGGCGAGCAAGCAGGCAGTATTCGTTACCGCATGGCGTGAAGGTCTATGAGATGGAATATACCACTACAGTGGCAGACGAGATTCAGAACAATGAGAGTTGAGCACGCATCTCTTCCTGCTTGCGGATGATGCGCGGATCGGCACTGGCGTTGATGATGTTGTAGAAAGTCTTTTCGCAGATGTGGTATTTCGGCCAGATATAGCGGCGAAGTATTTCCCGGTTACTGAGACCGCTTTTGGCATGTTCATCGTAGATACGAACAACATCTTCCACGCGATACGCATAGCTACACCCATATAATTTTGTCCGATTCTTTTTCATAAATTGAAAGCAAATGAATAATGAAAGAATGAAACTACCCTGAAAACTCTATGCAAAAATAACAATAATAACATATTAATACAACTAAAGCCCTGTATTACCACACCAAGAGAATAGCGTCATTTTCCTGACGTCGAGAAAATGATTAGGATATAAATACAAGAGCCTCTGTACAATGATTGTACAGAGGCTCTTCTCATTCATTACTTATGTTAATTCAAAAGTAAACGTTGTTCTACTTAACATGATTATTTATCTTTATGTAAATAAATAATAAACCATTATGGAATATTTGGAATTTATAGCCTTAGTAAGTACCATCATTGGGGGCATTAATGCTCTAATGAGTATTTTCAGATTCATTTATAAGCCCCTGAGCTCTAAAAAAAAAATACCCCCATGTTAAAACTCCCCAAAAAAAACACCTTTTTTATCTATAAAATATATTAATAGAAATAGCGTATTTATTATTGGGGATAGATAGGAAATTATAGGATTCAGGGTACTCTGAATCCTATTTTCAAATATTCATTTGTGATGGGTTTTGATTAAAATTTCTCTGGGTGTTCTAACACGTCTGTTATTTGAATCGCATTTCTAAAAATCCAGCCATGATTACATCTATTACATTTGCCTTCAAGTCTGATTATATTTCCTACTTCATTGTAAGATGAATCTTTAGCCACATATCCAACCGATTGAACAAAAGTTGTAGACGCAATACTTATTTCCATCAAAATAAGATTAGTACAGCCACATTTAGGACATCTTGCTTTACTTTTAAAAGTGTTCATATCTATTCTGTTATTAATAAAAATACTCACTACAAACAAACCCTTTTCGCGGGGTAAATTCTCTAAATTCACAACTTCTAAAAATCCACTTCTTATCAGCCCATCCGGCTAAATCCTTTTGCCATTGAGGGATAATTTGATGCGGATTACTTAAATCCCGGTAAGGCTGACAATGTGGTAGGAACCGACCGCCTTTTATTCTCCAATGATTGACGCGGGTAAATGCTTCATTAAAATCATTCAATAGAATACAGTAGAAGAAGTATTCGCCCTTATAACCATACTTATCAATCAAAGCCGTAGCCCGTTCACATTCTGCGATTTGTCCCGGTGTATCGCAACCAAACCTTATACGCTTCATCCACTTTACCTTTGCAAGCAACTTGGCAATATCATCCGTTACCAGTCGGGCATCTAATCCCTGATTAAAGTCAACCCGCACGCCCATGGAGATTATTTTTTCAATCTGCTGTAACCCGTACTCGGATGCAAGTACATTGTTATCCATGAGTATCACATTTTTTCGCCCGGCAGATACTTCCTCAATATCCATGTATGGAGTTATATTGCCTTCTTTGGCAGGAACTATGCACCATTTGCAACGATTAGGACAGCCACGAGTAAGAAAACCATAAGCCAGCTTCTTATCAATGTTATACAGGTTATAGTCGGGAACTATTCTATCAACTTCTACCGGAAGAACCTTACTTATGTCATATCCTGTACCGCCCTTCTCGACTTGATCGGCATTGATGTAATAGCCGTAATCCGGTGTAAATGAAAAGACCTTTGCTGAATAAACCTTATCATAAGGGCAAAAAGGATTATACCATTCTACATTGTCACCTCTTGCCTTGTGCCATGCACTTATCTTCATCAAAGCTAGATTAGGATAATTACTGTCAACTGCTAATATTCCGATGTTCATTACTATCTTGTTTAGAGGGTTATTTATTGATTATCTCTCCATATTTTACAACCAACTCGTTGTACTCCTCAATCCATTCCATACGGATAGGTAGCCCTGCATTGTAGTACCTGCTTATGGTAGCACGTAAATCAGCTAATCTCTGCAATTCAATCCGTTGGTAATATAAATCCTTAGGCATTATGCCTAAAGGTGGCTTTTCAATATTCCTCATATTTGATTAGTTATGAGGGGTTATACAATTCATATCCATTATCCCAAAGACTATCACTGCGAAAATTGAAGAAATCTTCCAAAGAGATACGTACACCATCTTCTAAAA